GAGAAGATCACCTGCCGGGCGATGATCTCGTCAGTCTGCGAAACAAGCCACACCTTCGGGCGCAGGCCGAGGTAATACGCATCCTCCGAAACATCCACATACTGCTTCTGACTGGCCAGCAGGTTCATCAGTGAGATCAAGCCGGTCTTGGCATGATCCAGCGTGTCGAGCCTGTAGTTCGTGTTCGCGCTGTTGTTCGCGTGCTCTGTCCCGAACAGGGCGTATGTATCCGTCAACGCGGCATTGGCCGTAAGGACGGCAATGGCCAGGTCATTCGGCAACATCCGGGCGTTCATCCCAAACTGGAACAACGTGTTCGTGAACGCGCCAAGGTCGTCATTGATGACGGCCTGACGGCTCATCGTCCACCGACGTGCATACGTCCCGATCTGGATGGTTTCCTTCGTTTCAGTCCGAGCGGTATCCGTATATTTTGCCTCCTCGTTCACGAGTTTGAGTTTGCCGACGGATGAAAACTTCACGCGGGTAGCTGCTTTGAAGTCATTAACCGATCCGACACGCGCCCAGAACTGATACGTGGACGGCGCCAGCTCAAAACCAGCCAGCAATGATTTACCGGCAGTAGCCGCCAGAACATACGGAAAATCCGATGTCTGGTTGCTGATGGTTTCGCCAAACCGCTGACCCATCGCCATGGCCACGAGCTTGCGGCTGTCGGACGGAATTTTTATTCCGGCCTTGCGCAAACAATCCTTGGCCATATCCATGAGGGACATACCCCTGACATCGCTGGCGCCGGGAGCGGGTTTCTCAATGCTCATAATGCCAGAGCGCAGTAACATACCATCAACCATCGCTTCGCGCGTGCTGTCGCGCCCATCCTGCATGAGCGTTATTTCACCCGTTTTCGGCGCAGGCTTTTCGGCAAGCTTGTCCAACACTGCGCGCTGGGCTTCTTCAACTGTTTTGCCGCTGGCAACCAGCTCATCACCGATTTCCGCAAACCCGAACCGCTTGCAGATATTACGAATATCGGCAGATCGCTTGGCTTCCGTGCGAAGTTCAGCCTGGAATATTTCACGAGCTTCCTTGCGGAGAGCATCGGGATCATTGACTTCCGGCTTGATTTCTGGTTTCGGCGTTTCAATCTGGCGGACGGCGCGGTTTTCCGTCACAGCTTCGGCCTGGGGCTTTTCGCCTTCGGTCAATTCCGCAAACGTCCGCTCGTCAACTTCCAACTCCACACCAGCGTCATAGGTTTTGCCGTCAGACGCTTTCCAGGCGCGGAGCAACTTTATTTTTTTCATTATCAGTTTCTCCTTTTCTTGTTTTTTGTCTTGTGCCCGGTCGCATACCCTAACTGACCGCTCCAATCCGACGGACGGGTCGGCGGGGATCGGCGTCAAGGATGCTTCCAAAGCGTCCCATCGTGATGCTATCCAGGCAGGGCCTGCAAAGCCTCGATAAATTTCCGATTTGTCTTTCAAATAAATCCATTCATTGACGGCATACCCGACGGACACGCCGCGCAAGGTCTTGTCATCCAAAGCCTCTTTTTTGGCCTGTAACGCTGTTTCCGTGGTGCCCCATCGCATAGCAAGGTTGCCGCGCTTTTTGTCGTCAATCCATGCCCGCACCGGAACGCCAATAATCTGCGCCGGATCATGGTTTTTCAGGATTGCCCCGACGGTCATCAGCCGTGAAAAGTTTGCGGACTCCGCGTCATGCAAAAGTATCTCCGGCTCGCCATATCGGTCGACCGGCAACTCGGATGAAAACGACAGGCCGGTCAGCTTCTCGCCGTTTTCTTCGCGCTCCGCAAACTCGGCCTTAACGTGCATCTCGCTCCGCGCCGGGGTTTTTTCCGTCACCCGGAACAGTCCATCCTTTTCGGATATGTTCAGCCCGGCCATGCCGCCGAACCGTCGCGTTATGGCGTCCTGGACTGCCTTGACATTGGCCTGGGTGTAAATATCCTTTTTCTGTTTCTGCCCCGGGCCGGGACGTTCCTTGCGCCGCATCTGGCCGCCGCATTTTTCACACTTCAGGTCTTTACAATGCGTTTCGCTGGTCTTTGTCCATCCGCAGTCAATACATTCGCATTTAAATTGTTCCGCTTTTATCTCGCGGACATAGCGTTTTTTGCTCATTGATTTTGCTCCTGTAATAATTCCGTTTCTTCCGGGTCAAGTGCCTGCACCTGCTCGGCCTTTATTTCCTGCGCGGATTTATTTACGCCCTGCAATGTCAAACCAAGGCTGTCGGCCATGCGCTTAATCTTGCCGGCTAATCGGAGTTGCCTTTTCCAGTCCTTGCCATGGAACGCGGTTTCATCGGCAAGATTAGTTATCCCCGCCTCCATGCTCTTGATGCTGGCATTGACTTCCTGCAACGGATTCACGCCGTGCGCCCAGCCGGGAGGCATGAACTCGCAGCTCTCCCAAAATTTTGCGTTGTCAAAATATCCGGGAGCGATAACCGTCCGGGATAAAACAGCCATTGCCAACCAACGGCGATAAACCGGGATACAAAACTTGCGGGCAACAAATTCCTGGAACGGCCGGAAGGCTTGATAATCCATGTTTTGTGAGAGGCGCCCCCCGGCAAAAGTCTGACCACTGGTATCGCGGGTCATAGCCGGATACGAAATGCCGCCAAGCGTGCCCGCGCCAATAGCTTTGATGTTATATTTTGCGAACATTTCAAATGTCGCACCCGGCTTCTGCGGGCTGACAACATTGACCTTGGCGCCTTCCGGCAGATACCCAATTACGCCCGGCTCAACGGTGGAAAGCTGATTGCCGTTTGCATCCGTGGCCTTGCTGGAGTCTTCTTCGCCAAGCGCCCCAGGCGTGCCATCTGAATTCGGCAGTTCAATCATCACTCCAAAACAAGCCGCGATCTTATTCCCCAACAGCTCTGCATCCGTCCATTCGTCAAGGTCAAAAAACTTCTGCATCACGACCGCCATGTGCGGGATTCCCCGGACTTGCTTCGGGCGCAGTCTTTTGAACACGTGGAGCATCCGGTTCGCCTCAATGCGGATCGTTTTCCCTTGTGTCTGGTATAACCCAGCCTCCGTCGTGCCCTGCTTGATATGATATGCCAACGGACGGAAGGTCTGCTCGTCAAGCTCCACTCCCATAACAACCGGGTTACCGCCGGATTTTGAAAGCGATAAATCCAGGCTGTCCGGCTCTATGAACATCAACCGCAAAGGCACACCCGGCAAAGAGGTGTCCGTCCCTAGAAAAACAAAAACCTCGCCGTCTTCAATCAGCCGGCGAAGGAAAAGTTCCTGGTCGTCAATAAACGATTCCGGTAAAAGCTCCGTGCTGCGGGCATCAGCAAACTCTGCCCATTCGTTAAATTTGGCCTCCACAAAATCATTCCAGGAATCCATTTCGAGGGATTCAAGGATCGGATTGCCGTCAGGGTCTTTCGCCTGGATCAGCCTGGAAACGCGGCATTGAAGGGTCAAGCCGGTTGCCACAATGTGAGAGATGTAGGCATTCATCATACCCATCGCGTGCGGATTATTACGCATCAACCAGCGGGAGCGGGCGCGCATTTTGTCAAGCTCCCGGTAAAGGATGGTGTTGATATCCTCATTGGAGCTTGACCAATGTTCGTTCAGCCGTGTAGTTTCGGCTGATTTATAGGCCGCGCGCTTGAGATGCTGGTTGATGTAGAGTTCGGCGAGGCGATTCTGTCCGCGCTTCACAAGGGCGCCGGGGTTCATTAATCCGAGAACTCGGTCGAGTAGGCCGAGCTTCCCCGCGCTGAAAATGGTATTGACGCGCCGGCGGATCATGATCTCACCGTCCCGAAGCGGACGCGCTGGAATATGGTCTTGGCCGTGTTCCGCTCCGTTGCCACCGCGATTTTACGAGCTTCGAGCAGGTCGGAAAGCCGGGCGCGCTCAAATTCAAAATCGCCTTCCTGGTATCGCTGGCCGGCTGAGTTGATGGCCGCGATTGCCGCGTCGATCTCTGCCACTGTAAGCGCCATGTTCCCCCTTAAATAAAAAGGGCGGCGTTGTGGAGGTTGTGGCTCCACAACAGCCGCCCATTAACCGCCGGGAGCTACCCGGCAAGGGGAAGGTGTGCGTCAACGCCTATTTGTTGGCAATGAGTCTATTTCAGACTTTGCTTTTCGCCTGGGCTAACCGCCCAAAGTTTGCGGGTTGCACTACTTGCCCCTCTACTATAAGGGTAGTTTTGAACAGTGGAAATAAAAGAAAGCGCCTATTTGCCGTATTTTTCTTTTATTTTTTTGAACAAAAAAGTAATGGTTGCTTGTGAAACATGTAATT